TCAGAAGGGTAATATCCCGGCGAAGGAGTTCCTAAACTATCAGTTTGGGTTAGCTCCCGTTGCCGGTGATATCGCATCTCTGGCGTCTGCTGTCCTTGACTTTCAAAAGCTCAGGGATCAGTACGACTCATTGATGAATGCGCAGTTTCGGAGAAAGGGGATCCTGTTAGATACGGAAACCACCACTACCGGCACACTTACCGGCTATGGTCTGCAGATGTCTAGGATCGGGACTAGTCCCGGTTCCTATGACCAAGCAGTTCCGTTCTTCTTTCCCTCTTCAGGCCCCAACCCTTCTTACGTTGATGTTTCGCGTAAGAAGGTCTGGCTCAGTTGCGCCTACACCTACTACATGGAAGACCTTGACAGGTACTTCCATGATGGTTGGGTTGGTCGCGCTGAGGGACTCCTTGGCCTCCAGATAACACCGGAGGTCATATGGAATCTGGCTCCCTGGAGTTGGTTGTTCGACTGGTTTGGGAATGTTGGGAAGATCCTTCACAACATCTCTCAAGTTCAGCAGTACAACCAGGTGTTACGGTATGCGTACCTGATGTGTCAACAGAAAGTTTCACGCTCTGTTGACCGGGGTTCTGTCCCCGATTGGTCAGGCACAAGCGTAGGTCCCTTCGTTACTCAATCGAGTAGCGTGCGAAAGGATCGCCTACGTGCATCTCCGTATGGGTTCGGCGTCTCTGCTTCGAGTTTTAACCCGAAGCAGTGGGCGATCTTGGCGGCTTTAGGGTTGACCAAGACCCCGACCAGTTTACTCTTCCCCTGAAGAGGGAAGGGTAGGCCCGGCTTGGCATCCAGCTAAGCCCTTTCTGCAAAGGACTCGCTCCATGGCATTCGCCGATCCTCAGACCCTCAACTCGAAGACTCTTGCCCGCACTGGGCAAGGTCTCTCTTCTGGTACCTTCTCGTCGAACGACGGGAACGACATTGAGACCATTTCCCATCAATATGGGAAGCGGACTCGACGTCAACTCCGTTACACGTCGAAGAAGATTGTCAGTGACCCCCTTGTCTCCGGCAACAACATCCCGGTAAGCATGTCTGCCTACCTAGTTGTTGATGTCCCGACACAGGGATACACGGTCGCTGAACAGAAGACGATTGTGGACGCTCTTGTAGCGTACCTATCGTTGAGTACGGGAGCTCGCGTCGCCCAGCTTCTTGGCGGCGAAAGCTAACTGAAGAGGCAGCCGGGGAGGACTTCTTCAACCTCCCCGGCTGTATCTCGGCAATGCTCTGGAAATGGATCTCTGAGCTCTGTTAGGAGCCCGAGTGAAAAGCCTAGAGTTCACCCGGCAATTACTTGCCGACGCCTCAGACAGATGCGGTGTTAGCACCACTCGCGATTTTAACACGATCGCGAGTCGTGTTGAACATGAGGGGATGTCATTTCTGACAATCACCCTTCCTCGCCTCTGTTCAGACCTCCAAAAAGGCCTGGCAGATGGTGAGCTAGCCTCCGACGCCTGGGCTGGTTTCCAGCGCAGGCGGGGTCTCCCGACATTCCTGTCAGGTTTCCTTCGGCTCGTGTTCAACACCGACGGCACATTGAGACATGTACCGAGCGTTGCTGCAATCTTGGAGCTCCGCCAGATTCTTCTGGCGTTCTCTAAGATTGAGCTACCTTGCAGTGATGCTAGGGTAGCTACAGCTTTCGCTCAGTACACTGGCACGGAAGGAGAGGTCCGTGAGACGGATCGTTCGCTCTCTAATGAGCGAATCACCGACTTCACGAGATTTGCTCTCGTGGGTTTTGGTGGGGTGTTCAGCTCAGTCGACACTCGTGTCGCTAAGCTGGATCTTTTACCTCGCCATGGCCCCGGATCCACTGCAGAGCACCTCACTGCGAATAGCAGGTGGGTTCTCTCTGAGTGGCCTTCTCGGCTCGATCTTGTATTCCCTGTGGATTGGTATCTTGTACCGTCCACGAGGTACGCGTTCGAGGCCGCGCAGGCAACTTCCTTCCTTTCCCCCGGAGCCGAGAGACCCGTCAGAGTCATAACGGTTCCGAAGACGATGAAGACGCCTCGGGTGATTGCTATTGAGCCTGCTGCTATGCAGTTCGCTCAGCAAGCGCTCTTCCGAGCCATCACTGAAGCGATAGAGCGTGATCCCATTGCTGGGATCATCTCTTATCTCTCCAGCGAGCCTTCGCGGGTTTTGGCCCGCAAAGGATCGATCGATGGCTCTGTGGCCACGCTAGATCTTAGCGAAGCCTCAGACCGCGTCTCCAATCAGCTTGTACGATCGATGACCAAGCCCTTCACGCATCTCTTTGATGCGCTACAGGCTTCTCGATCGCGCAGGGCTGACGTACCTGGTATCGGCGTTTTGCGCCTTGCCAAGTTCGCGTCTATGGGGTCTGCTACTTGCTTCCCCATCGAGACGATCGTCTTTACGGTGATTGTCGCGATGGCGTTAGCTAAGAGCAGAGGTGTGCCACCTGCATCCATTTTTAGGTGGATGCAGGGTCGGGTGCGCATCTACGGCGATGATATCATCGTCCCCGTAGAATATGCACATGACGTGATCGAAGAGCTTGAGGCCTTCGGGCTTCGAGTGAACCGTAACAAGTCCTTCCTGACTGGTAACTTCAGGGAGGCCTGTGGGTTCGACGCGTTTGCTGGTCACGATGTAACTGTGGCCCGCGTTCGTCGTCCTTTTGCTCGATCACGCCGGGACGCTTCTGAGTTAGTTTCTCAGGTCGCCCTGCGAAACGACCTCTTTGACAGAGGTTATGTCCGCACGGTCGCCTGGCTCGACAGGGAGATCGAGAGGTTAATTCCTTTCCCTCTCGTGTCGAGGACTTCCTCAGTGCTGGGTAGGTTCACACACGACTCTTCCTTCGGGGTCGAGCGTATGTGTCCCGAACTGCAGGTCCCCCTGGTCAGGGGAGCTGTGGTGCGACATAAGTTTCCGGCAGACATGCTGGAAGGTTATGGCGCCCTAAACAAGTGGTTCACTCTCAAAGGGCGAGAGCCGTTGAGTCGGGATCACTTGGAGCGTGCTGGACGCCCCTACGCGTCACGCATCAACGTAGGGTGGACGCGG